TTGCATTGAGTGCATTATTGAGTTGTTCTTGAAGGTCGTCAACTTTAGCAGAAAGTTCTTCAACGACACTTACCTTCTCTTCAGGAATGTCGATGTAGTTTTCTGCGAAAAGATTGCGAAGACCATTAATAAAGTCTTCAACAATTTCTGAACGAAGACCAGATTGAATTGCAATTTTATGCTCTTCTTTCCATTCATTGATTGCGTATCCAAGATAGCTGTCAATGTTTTCTTCGAGATCTTTCTTGATTTCTTCGATTGATTCTTCAGCTGATTCGAGAATTTCTTTCTCGAGCTGCTCAACAACAGTGATTGCTCTAGCAATAACAGCTGATTCGAAAATCGTAGCTGCTTTTGATTTGAAATCTTCAGAAAGATTTTCTTCGCCAAAAAGCGCAGTCATATCTTCTTCGATTCCAAGATCTTTCATTGCTGTGCGAATCATTTCGATTTTAGCTTCTCTTGCCTCAGCAATTTCTTCTTCGGTGAGCTCAGCTTCTTCTGTTGATTCTTCTTCGAGAGCATTTAGTTCTGCTTCCAGCTCTGCGAGTTCTTCTTCAGAAAGGGAATCGATATAATCATTCAGTTCTTCTTCGGTGAAAAGAAGATCTTCATCAGATTCTTCTTCTTCCTTTACAGTGCCTTTTGATGCTTCAGGAGCAACTGGCTTTCCTGCTGGAAGTGGTGGTACTTTGGTAGCATTTGCGGATGCTTTCTTACCAACATCACCGCCATCAGGTTGTGTGGTTGTAGCGCCGCCGAGATCAACGACTTCGCCTTCTAGTTTTTTTGGTTGTTCAGCTGGTGCGCTTGACTTTGATCCACTCAGAATTTCAGCGGCAGCTTCTGCTAATGTTTTAATTGCCATGAGGTTAAACTCCTGTCCTTATAGTTTTATTTATATAAATTACAATTTGGAGATGAAGTTTGCGAATTGACGCAATTTAACTTCTTCCAATTGCTTTTGCTTTGCCCTTTTAATTTGCTTTTGCATTTGTTCAATCTCCATTTCCTGGAGAACACCATTCATAAAAACCCATTCTTTATTTTCCATAATACCGCGAACAAACGCATCAGGCGCTGAGGGGTCAGCAACTATATCTGCCGCTGTGGCAAGATAAAAGTCATCTTGGACCAACTGATAACCATTTGATGGTTTCAGCGATCCCATTCCTCGAGAAGATACACCTAATTTTGCACCTTCATCGATTAAATTTTTAACAATATTACCATAAGGTGTACCAAGAATTTTGGCTTTCCCAATGTAGTTATTACCATCTTCTCTAAGTGAAACGATCATATGTGAAACGCGATCGAGATTAATAGATGGTGAATCGGGATGCCCTAATTCGCCAAATGCTCTCTTTTCATTAATGTATTCTCTCTCGTATCTTTTTACTTCGCGTTCCATGATGGGCTTTGGATAAACCCTACCATTTCTGTTTTTCTGTTCTGATTGCATGAAGACGCCTTCAATGAAATGGCTTTTCTGCCCATTGTTCTCTTCAACGAGATATTTGACTTCTTCGACTGTTTCGATGATTAGTTTCATTTTAGAGTCCCATTGATTTCCGTTTCATTAAAGATCGCCTTCTTTTAATTAAAGATCTGGCTAACTTTGCTCTTCTTTTTACTTTTGCTTTTCTAGCGCCCATTCTTCTGCGTATTTTCTCAGCTGGTGACATTCTAACTAGTTTGCCACCGCGCAATGTAAATCCTTTCACCGCAGAAACTTTTTTTCTTCTCTGAACTTTTCCGCCGCGAATTCTTACCTTCACGACTTTCGTTCTACCCAACTTCATCACATTACCAGATCTTCTGGCTTCACTAACGAACTGTTTAAATGTTTTGCTCATTGTAGATTCTTAAATGCGAATGCTGATGCTTTTGCTAAACTTTCTGGATTGGCGGAAATAAGTTTTGATAACTTGCGCTTATTCCCATCATTCATTTGATTATAAAGATTTAATAGATTTTTTGCTGAAGTAACATCAACTTTTGTTCTAGAACCATTTACGAATTTTACATCACGTATTTCATTGTTCCGAACGATTGTTTCTAACTGTGGTAATACTCTTGATTCAAAAAGTTTATGTTCTTCACCAACGGAAACAACACCTTTCTTATTACCATAAGGAACACTGAACGTCAACTTCAACTTGCTGTTATAATAAAGAGCTACTCTTTCTCCAGTTGGAAAATCTCTAACTCCTGTTCTGCGTAAAACAAGAACAGGAGGTGGATCGTTTAACCCCTCACTAAGAGACTCTCTTTCGTAGGGAGTCTCATACTTTTTTCGTAGCTCTTCAAATAACATTACTTGGACGCTTTCTCTTTTTTATCGCCTTCTTCATCATCCATTTCGTCTTCCATTTCGTCTTCATCTTCATATTCTTCATCATCTTCTTCGTCTTTGCTTTCAAGCATTGCTTTAGCGACTGCAATCTTTTCTTGCTCTAGAGCGAAGATGACTTTGCTTGCAATTTTTTCTTGAATCGCTTCTTTAAATGCAACAGCATTTTGTTCTGCAATTAAATCTACTAATCTGCTCATCTATTTTCTCCCAGAAAATAATTCTTGTTGGGCTTTTATATTTATATCATCAGGTGGTTGATCAACTTGTTGTTGCGGAGCCATCTGTTGATCTGCGCCTTGTTGCAACATTGCATTTGGATCTTGCGTTGGATCTTGTCCAGGCGCATTTGGATCTTGAGGAATTTGTCCAGGCATTCCAGGAGGCATCATTGGCTGTGGGCTTTCTTCATACTCTTCAGCCATTTCTTCTTGCATCTTTTCAATTTGATCCTCGTCCATACGAAGAATATTTTGTTGAACCCACTTCTTGGAGAAGAAACGTCCAATGTATGGATCAACTTGTACAAGAACTGCTAATCTGTTTTGTAGAAGTTCAGCTTCTTTCAGTTCATAGAAATTGTTATCTTTCAAGAAGTCGTAATGAATGTCTTGCTTAAACTCTTCCCATTCTTCAAGAGAACAAATACCCTTGAGTGATAATTGCTTTGAAAGCAAATCGTCAAACAAAATACTGAAACGATCACGAAGTTTATTAATGAACTTCATGAACTTCAGTTCATCACGAGTAATCTCAGTTGATCTTCCTAGGCTGAACCCAGTTGAAGGTTCAGTTCTAGAAATTGGGACTGATAATGCTTTGTATAGTTTATTCTGAAAATATTTGACGTCTTCCAGTTCGCCTAGATTTTGTCCAGAGGGAAGTGTGGTAATTTCTGTATTCTTATCACCATGCCTTGGAATCCAGAAATCTTCAAGGATAGATTGAAATCTTCTATCGTCTCGTACATCACCAGTAGTTGGATCGTACACAAGTTTGTTTCTGAATTTCATCATCATGTTTTGCAGATATTGTTCTGCTTTGATTCTTGGCATCTTACCAACGTCAACATAGAATACACGGCGCTCGGGCGCGCGCGAGAGTCTGTAAATTACAATCGCATCTTCAACGAAACGTAATTGGTTGAGTGGTCTAATTGCTTTATGCAAATATGACAGAACAACTTGTTTAGATGGATCTGTCAATCCTGATGTAACATATGCAATAGAATCTTTGGCGAATGTAATCGCGCCAGCAGATGGACCGATTAGTTGTGGAATGTTGCCATTGTCAATCTTGGTTAAATTCTTATCATTGTAGATGTAGAACTCATCAATTCTATCTACAATCTCACGTCCATCTTCATCTTTCTTCTTTACGACGTTGCGTATTTTTCTAATTCTTCTTGGGTCAATATAGATGAGTTTTTGAATACCATCTCTAGGATTATCTTTATCAATGACTACATGATAATACATCCTACCATCTATATACCATTTACGAAAAATGTCAGCACCATCATTACCGAAATTCAGAAGTTTCAATATATTTTTAAATTCATCTCGAATTTTGTCTTTGATTGCATCTTTTTGTTCGAGATCGTCTAGAATTATGCTGACTGATTTAGATTGATTATCGTGAACAACAGCTTCATTCGTAATGTCGTCAATTGCTGATTCTAGTTCTGGCTGCATTGACATCGTGCGATATTTTGTTACCAGATCAATTTCAGATCGATATGATCCGTCGATGTCAACGAAGAATCCATAAGACCCAGTCGTAGCAATACTAACAGAACCATCATCAGCAACTGGTGTGATTGGTGTCTGAGTTTCTATTGCGACTTGTTCTTTATCGCGTACAAGTTCAAATCCGAATAATTTAATTGCCAAATTCGTACTCCAATAAGTTGGGGGAGGAAAACCCTCCCCA